AATAGCTATTGTCACCGTTCAAGAAGGGTATTAATCTTTTTGAACAACCTTTTTAATCTACTCAAAGGTGCTTTTTCACAAAAGTTCCCCTCTGAGTCCTCGCCAAAGCTGGATTGGAATCCAACTTTTAAATCTCTTGCTAACTCATCAATAAAGGCCATTCTCTCAACAAGAGTGGTTTTAGGTGTGTTAATTCGAACATGCTCAACTAATACAGGGTTATTACTAACACCTGGACCAACTAGGCTTTCCTGCAAAGGAAAACCTTCGTAGAGCGGCTTATCCAAGAACCTTTCGTACTGACGAAACGACATAGATGTTGAGTCGTAAGGCGGTACATTAGGGTGATTGGGGTCTATACTAAAACGGCTAAGTTTTTCATTAGCCTGCGGTATCGGAAAAATATCATCCGAACGTAAAAAGTATAGCTGTTCTACAAGCTCCTCATCCAAACATTCAAGCGTAGTATGATCGGCTAACCCTTCAAAGCCTATTAAAGGCAATGTTGAGAAAAACCGAACTAGAGGCCTAAGATCTTTAGGAACTAGAGGAAGTCCGCTGAGACCGTATTGCCGTATGAGACCAAGGGGGTCTTTAGCTGCCATAAAAAATGCAGCTTTATAAGATCTCCAAGGTCCATATTTATCGATAATCCGGCCGGCGAACTCGACTTTGCTATCTCCCAAAAGAGATTTGCTAAGCGAGATTTCGACTCCAATCAGTTTGAGTGTTTCCATGTAGGCTATTGCTAGCTTTTCATCGAATATCACTACGTCGTCACCACATGTCCTAAAGTTGTCAGAGTTTCCTCCGAGACTTCTTATTAATAGGATGTGAGTGACACTGAAGGCTGCAAAACTAGGCGCTAAACCCATCGGTTGCCCTGACCCAAAACGGGCGGGTCCGAAAGGTGTCTCCCAGTCTAAAAGGGAGATATCCTTAAACAGGTTGATATCCTCTATTAAATCTGGAAACAAGTCCGTAAGGACTTGAATCTGAATTTTTAGTGGGAAACTATCTGTCGCGCTAGTAAGATCTATTGACCACGCTTTCTCTCCATTCTTGAGTTTGGGAATAACCCACTCAACGATAGAGAGTTGGTCATGGACACAGCTCTCAGGCAATGCTTTAAGAAAAACATCACAAGCCTGCTGCAATCGTGAAGTAGCGATCTGAAGCCCAATAAGTGGGTTGGCAATAAATCGGAGCTTTAAGCCCCTATCCTTTGTCAAACAACAGATCTTTCCTGCTATTTCAGAGTGATGGTCCCAGAAAGGGCGATGCCCTCTGGAAACTAGTACCATCTCCACAGAATAGTCTG